CCAGACCGGCCTCCCTATGGCCTATTACGTCTCCGCTCAGCTCGGCGGAGCACAAATCTACCTCTGGCCGGTCAACAGCGCCGATGTGACGCTGGACCTCGATTACAACCGGACGTTCTATTTCGCGGAAGGGCCGGACCAGGAGATCGACGTTCCAGTTCAGTGGCACGAAGCCGTGCTTTACGGCTTGGCGTCGAGAAGCGCGGGTATCTTCAACACGGTCGAGCTCGATCCGAACCTCGTCCAGCGCTGCGATGCCCAGGCTCGGACGAGCTACCAGGCCATGCTCGATGCCGATCGTCCGGACAGCTATTATTTCGAATATGACAGCCCCGTCGAGGTCCGCTGATGGATGGGGCCTTGGCACCATTCGGCCCAAATGCAGCGGCATCGAGCGGTTTGCCGGAACTTCTGCCTGTCGTTCCCGGCAATATCGACATTCATAAGCGCCCAGTCGTTCGCAATCGCGACGGCTCGATCTCAACCGTTCGCACGATTTCTATCGGTACTGACCAGGGAGAAGTGCTGATTCCCACGGTCGTGGGAGGCCAAGTCGTGAGCAACGACGCGGCTATCCAGCATTATTTCCGCACTGGCGAACATCTTGGCATTTTTGCCACCCCAGAAGCGGCCGATTTCTACGCCGAGCTGCTCCACAGGCAGCAGGCCAAAGAATACGGAGGGCAGCGCTGATGGACCTGGCGTTGGGCCGCAGCGCCTGGGACCGCCAGCGCGGGGCCTTCCCCCCGTGGCGGCAGGAAAACGTCCTTCTCGAGGAAACGAAGACCGACCCCAAGGGCTACAACATTCTCAGCCGTCCGCCGCTGGCCCAGCAATACAGCTGGGGCTCCGGCCCGGTCCACGGCGTCTTTTCCAAGCCCGGCCTCTTCAACGGGGCGAAGTTCGCGCTCAGCGGCAACACGCTCTACCGCGACGGCGTAGCGCTCGGGACGATCGATGGCTCCGGGCCCGTGAGCTGGGCGGCAGGAACCGACGAGCTGGTCGTCACGCGCGGGCAAAGCGCGTGGAGCTACAACGGCACCAACCTGTTGGCGATTGCCTTCCCCGACGGGGCCGATGTCGCGGCCGTCAACTGGATGGCGCGCCGCTTCATCTTTGTCCGCAAGGGGACGGGCCGGTTCTACTGGTCCGAGATCGACGACGGCCGAACGGTCGACGACCTCAACTTCGCCAATGCCGAGAGCGAGCAGGACGAGCTTCGCGATATCAAGAAGACTGGCGACGTCTTCTGGATGTTGGGCGCGAACACCGGCGAAGCCTGGGTGCTGACCGGCGACCCCGACCTTCCCTGGACCCGCGTCACCCAGCGCAACCTTGGCCGCGGCGTCCGCGCGACCGGCTGTGCGGAGGAAATCGAGAGCACGGTCTATTTCATCTCGCATGACGGGATGGTGTGCATGATCCAGGATGCCGCGATCCGGATCAGCGATACCTCGCTCGAGGAAAAGCTTCGCGAGAGCGCGACCGCCAGCACCTTCTGGTACCAGTACGAGGGCAAGCCGATCTTCTGCATCCGGCTCGATTCGGTCACTTATGCGATCGATCTCGCGCTCGACAACCAGCCCGGCATCTTCAGCACGAGCGGCCGAACCCATTGGGCGGCGCAATGCGCGATCAACATCGGCCCGGAACCCTTGTTCGGCGACGATACGACCGGATCGCTGTGGGGATTCGACGAGGCGTCCGAGACGGACAGCGGGCAGGCCGCGTTCGCGCGGGTGTTCAGCGCCGGCGCCCCGGCCAATTCGATCCGGATCGCCAACGTCATCATCAACGGCAATTCCGGGGCCACGCAGGCGGAAACCGGGATCAATTCCGACCCGGTCATGGAGATGCGCTACAGCCGCGACGGCGGGCGCACCTTCTCGCCGTGGCGCGGGTCCAGGTGGGGGCGGAAGGGCGAATATCGCCGCCATGCACGCTTCGGCACCTGCGGCCATTTCCGCACCCCGGGCTTCCTCGCCGAGTTCCGGGTCACGGCCTGCGTCCCGCTCCGCATTGCCGCCGCCCGGGCGAATGAGGCGCTTTCCGGCAGGGGGCAGGCATGACGCTGGAACTCCCGCGCCTTCTTCCCGGCGGGTTCAGCGCGGGAACGCCGGAGCAGCAGCAGATCTGGTGGCAGCAGATCGTCGAGAAGGTGGAGGCCCACGAGGCAAGCCAGGACACGATCCTTGCCGCCGTCCAGGCGCTGCAAACACAACAGGCCGAGATGATCGCGGACCTCGCCGACCAGCTGGCGCAAATCCAGCAGGCGCAGGCCGATGCGACCGCAGCGGGTCGAGAGTCAGCGCGCATCAACAGCTACCCGAACCCCGGCGTCGGGATCGTCACGGCGTCGGACGCGGGAACCGATGCGACAGTCACGATTGCCAACCACACCCGCGTCTATCCGGTGCAGGGAAGCATCGACGTTCCCGATGTGGCGATTACCGGGGCCAGCATTACCGGCCTCGCCTATTCGACAGAATATTTCATCTATTACGACGACCCGACGCTGGCGGACACGACGCCCGCGTTTCAGGCGACGACGGTTTCAGCGGACGCTCAGGTCGGCGCGGCGGCGGGACGGCATTTCGTCGGCTATGTGACGACCCCGGCCAGCGGCGGCGGTTCCACCAGCGGCGGCGGCGGCGCGCCTCCGGGCGGCGGCGGTGGCGGTTCCGGCGGGGCGATCCCATGATCGAGCGCACCTTCGACGCCGCATTCTTCAACGATATCTGCAATCGGCCGGAGGTTCGCCCGGGCCTTGGCGGAACGGGCCCGATCGACGTCACGCCTATCGTCGGCAACCCGAGGAACTTCGCGTTGCGGACCCAGCATGGCGGGTTTATTTTGCAGCCTCACGGCGCTGGTTTCTACAGCGTCCACACACAGTTCGCGGCCGAGGGTCGGGGAGCTCACGCCATAGCAGCGATGCGGGCTGGGCTCGATTTCATGTTCACCCGAACGGACGCGATGCGGATATTCAGCCACTGTCCAGACAGCAATCCCGGTGCGCTCGCTTTGGCAAAGGCGGGCGGTGCCCGCCTGTGGTTCCGCAACGAGGTCGAACCCGAGCTTGGACCGGGAATGGTGGTCTCCTGGGATATCTTCGACTGGATCGCTGGAGAAAAGACGCTCGCGGCTGAAGGCGAGGAGTTCCACGACGTTTCCGAGCGCGCGATCGCGGATGCGAAGATCGAGCTTCCCGAACATCCGCACGACCCTGTTCACAACCGCTACGTCGGCGCCGCCGTCCGCATGGCCCGCGCAGGGCAAGTCCACAAATCCGTGCTGGTCTATAACCTTTGGGCGGCCGCAGCCTGGTATCCGCCCGCGCAATTCATCAGCGACGACCCGCCGACGATCGATGCCGGTCTCGGGATGATCGTCACTCTCGAACCCAATGGCGACTTGAAGGTGGTGCAATGCCCATCGGCGTAGGCGCGGCAGTGCTCGGGGGCGCCGCCATCGCGGGCGTAGGCACGATCGCCAGCGGCGCGATGGCTTCCAGCGCGCAGAAGAAAGCTGCGAACAAGGCCGCGGACACATCGCTCGCGGTCGCCGACAAGAACAACGCGCTCTACAGGGAAATCTACGGCAAAAACGAGGCGCTGCTCACGCCCTATTCCGACCGGGGGCTGGCGGCCTCGAACGTGCTGACCGACCTTCTGCTCGGGACGCATTACGCCGGCGGCGGGGCGTCTCCGGCTCCCGCCGCGACTGGAACGCAGACGGCTCCGGTCGTGTCCAAAACTCCGGTTTCATCGCCGAGCGGCATGGGCGCCCTCAACGTCTTCGCCGATTCCGCTCCGGTTTCTGGCGCGTCCGCCCTCAGCCCCGCCGAACGCGCCGCGAGAATGGGCGGCGAGCCGATGGGTCTTCCAACGGCAGGACCGCAGGCCAACGGCGATCAAATTGCAACCGGCGGCACGGGGGCGCTGGGCATGTTCGGTGACCCGGGCAGCGGCGCCCTTCCTTCCGGATCGACGGCCGGCGGCGGCATGGTCGTCTCCACTGCTGGAGCAGGAGGAACGGTCCCCAGCGCTCTCTCCGCATGGGACCAGTTCCGGAACGGCACGAACTATCAGTGGCGCTTCAACGAGGGAATGCGCGGCGTCACGGGCAATTATGCGACCCGAGGCGCGCTCGACAGCGGGGCGGCCGACAAGGCGAAGATCCAATACGGCCAGAACTTCGCGAGCAACGAACTCTCCAACTACATGAACCTGCTGGCCGGTCAGCAGGCCATGGGTCTCAGCGCGGCCAGCGCGGTCGCGGGCGTCGGCCAAGGATACGCGGGCAACGTCGCGGCCCAGAACACGAATGCGGGCAATGCCGCGGCCAATGCGGCGCTCGTGGCCGGCCAGGGCAGCGCCAACATGTGGAACTCGATCGGGTCCGGCGTCGGCCAGCTTG